AGACAAACCGAAGCATCTTGATGAATCAATGGCGGTTGAAGTCGAACCGGTTGCCGAAATTCCCAAACTGGTTGAAGTTGTTGTTTATGAGCCGAAAGACAGGGAATGGCGAATTAAAGCCGGAATCCAGGAAGCATAGGGGGATTTGAAATGACCGTATCGCTTGTAACATCAGCAAAATGTTTTGCAGGTCATTCGTCTGATGAACTGCCATCTGGCGTTGAAGAAGGCGCTTCATTTCATGTGGTAGATACCGGCGAAGAGCTGGTTTATCACAATGGGATGTGGGTTCAAGACCTCAGAAAAATTAACGCAATTAAAATGGCGGCGCTGTAGCCGCTTTTAAAGGAGAATAATATGTACGGAAAAACAAGAGCAGGTTTAGGACTTCCGGCGCTGGTTGACAGTGAAGGCAAGCTCATTACGGCCAACGGCGGCGGAACACTTGCGGATGCGGCGATTAACGGACGGCTGTTTTCGGTGGCGAACCAGGCCAAAGTAGCAGTTACCGCAGCCCTGGCGACCACCTGGACGGGCCTCGGTGTTGGGAACCCCTCTACAAGTGGGAAACTGTACGTTCTTCATGAATTTGGATGGTCAACTGATGTGGTCAACCCGGCTGAAGGCGTTGTCGGGATCATGATCGGCGCTGTTGGCGACATGGCCCAGGCGGTTGTCCCGCGATGTGCCAGGTGGGGATACGCCACGACCGTTGCATTGACCGACGATGGAGCAACGGTTGGGACACCTGTTCTGGTGCGAACATTTGGGTCAACGATGGAAGGAGCCATTACAACCGCTCCTCAGTTGGCAGGGAATGTTTACAAAATTGACGGTGGAATCGTTATCCCGCCCGGTTACGCGGCTCTTTCTTATCACTCCATCGGCGGCACAGCATCCATGTTGTTCCATTACGTTTGGGAAGAGATCGACGCCTAAATTCAAGGTTTCGCCATGAAATTTGACCAAACTACAGGACGGAGGTTTACCATCCCAATGATGAAAAATCTTTGGGATGACGAATATTATGATTTTGAGGTTGATCCGATATCGCATGGGTTACACATCATCGAGTCGGATCATCATCAACTTCATGAAGGGTATTCATTTTCCGCGTATTATACAGTGACCACAGCGGCCACAGACGCACACAGATCTGGTCTTTTCATAAAAACGCCACCGACCACTGAAAATACAAACCGTGTCCATGCGGTAGTTGAGTTTGCCGCATCAACAGCCGCCAATTTTTCAATATGTGAAGCGCCTACTATCGCGGCGAATATCGGAACGCACACAGGTCAGATTATCAATCGGTTCAGGGGAAGTTCAAATATTAGCGGATGTTTCAATAACGCTACGGCTCCGGCGCGAGGGTGTTTTACAACTTTGACAGAAGCCCAGATATCGGGTGACGTAACATGGGCAACGGGAACGATATTAAGGACAGAACCGTTGCGGGTTGGCGATTCACCTAAACCAGCAGGCGGGCAAGGTAGAGGCAGCCAGGAATATATTCTTTTGCCGGATACCAAATATGTTTTTTTGCTGACCAATACAGCGGCATCAGCGAACACGCATTTTATACTTGTTGATTGGTACGAACATCGTGAGATGAGGCATTAATGAAAGTTTCACAATATGTAGCTCCAACATCTTACCCCGTAACCTTGAGTGAGTTAAAGCTCCATCTCAAGATTGATGCTGGAACTATGGCCGACGACCTTACACAAGAACAGAGTATCGCGCCTGGTAGCCATGCCATTACGGCAGGGTACGCCTTGCTCGGTGCTGCTGTTCAGGTTGTGGGCGATTCCGCGCTTGTCCAAGTGCAGTCAGGGACAAACGGGGCGACCGGGACCGTGGATATCAAGATTCAAGAATCCGATACCGGAGCTGGGACATGGGCTGATTGGACAGGCGGGGCTTTTACTCAGATCACGACAGCGAATGACAATGCGATTTATGAGAAGGAATACACCGGGACAAAGCCATATATCCGAACCGTAGCTCAAGTTTTGCTTGCAGCTTGTGAGTTTGGGACAACCATAACACAATATGAGGCAACGAGCGACGAGGATGGTCTTCTGACAACCATTTTATCTGCGGCTACGTCTCAGATTGAGAACGTAACCCGGCGTCAATTGGTAACAGCAACGTGGGAATATTGGCTTGATGACTGGCCGGATGGTGATGCGATTGTGTTACCTTTCGGGAATCTGGCATCTGTAACGCACGTAAAATACACAAACAGCGCCGGAACGATAACGACGATGGCCGTAACCACGGATTACACGGTCGAATTGAACGGGGAACAGTGTGGCCGCGTAGTTCTGCCATACGAAGGGTCATGGCCGACCGCCACTCTTTCCCCGTCTAAACCGATAACCATTCGGTTCGTGTGCGGATATACCACTGTGCCTGAAATGCTTCAGGTAGCGGTTAAGTTTGCGGCTCAGAATATGTGGCGGCATGGTGGTCAAAACGAATTATTGAAAGAGATGGTCGCCACACTGGTCAGTAGTTACAAACTATATGATGAGTTTGATTAAGATGGAATTTGATATCTCAAAACTCGATAAGCGCATCACCATACAGAAGCCAGTAAAAACATCCGATTCAATGGGCGGGTTTACTGAAACTTGGTATGACGTTATCCCGGTTTGGGCGGCGATATGGCCGAAGTCAGCAAAGGAAACATTTAAAGCAACCGAACAGGTAAGCGGAGAGCTGACACACAGGATACGGATCAGGTGGCGGCGCGGTATTTTACCGAGTTACCGGATAAAATACAAAACACGGTATTTCAATATTGTGGGACCACCCATTAATCCAGACGAGGATAACGAGTGGCTTGATATCATGTGTAAAGAGGTCAAATGAAAAACTTGGCGACAGCGATATATAGCCGTGCAACCAGCGGAGCAACGCTTATGGGTCTTGTTGGATCTCGATTTTATGAAGACGAAGCGGTTGAAGGAACCCAATACCCATACATCGTTTATTCAATTATTGATTCGCCAAAAGACAGAACTTTTACTGAAATTTTCAGAAACACAACTGTTCAATTTTCGATTTATTCAACATCAAAAAGCACAACTGAGGTGAAAGATATATACGCTGAATTGTCTTCAAGGTTTGACGAATGCGACCTCACGATAACCGGAAGTAGACTTTTGTGGTTCAGGGAGCAAAATGTTTTATTTACCACTGAAGAATTGGCTACGCATTCAGGGACGATAGTTCGAGGTTGCCATGTCGATTTCGAAGTTCGGACATCTTTAAATTAGGGGCAAAAGATGACTAATGCAATTTGTGGCGGTGGCAGAGATGGCGATAAAATAGCAAAGCAAATTTGTGATATTTTTGGGCTAAATCATGTCTATGACATTAAAATTCACATGAGCGTAAATGATGTTTTTACACTCACGGTAGAAATGAACATGGATTGCGATGGTGCTAAAAAATTACCGGCTATTTTGCAAAAGTTCCAGCTTGTTCCGATTGGCGATGCAGAAGAGCTGCAATCAGTAAGCCAAGAGACAACCTCATTTGGGCAGGAATTTAAATCATTTGAAATCTTGAAACATAATGAAACCGAAGTAGATAGGGGTAAAAAATGAATCATATCCAAGCAGTCAGAGACGAAAAAAAAAAGACTAAAGACAGGCTATTGGAATTAGCTTCATCTATTCAAACAATTGTAAATGACTACCAAATGGTTACAGGCGACAAGATATCAAGTATTGCTTTTAATTTTGTTGATGTTTCTGCGATAGGCGACGAATGCCCGGTCACAGCCATATACGATTGTTCATTATTATCAAAATTGATAGATGAATAACATGAGATCAATAATAATTCCAGTATATAACCAGCACGATTTCACCGACGAATGTTTGTTCGCGGTGCGAGAGCATACGAAAGATTGTGAAATTATTATAATCGACAACGGATCGACACCACCGTATCAACCGCCATTTTCCGGGTTTATCGAAACATTGGTGATTCGAAACGAAGAAAACAAGGGATTCCCGGCTGCGGTAAATCAAGGCATTCGGGCGGCAAAAGGCGATATAATCATCCTTTTAAATAACGACGTTATTGTTACACCTGAGTGGGCAGACAGGCTCACCAGATGGCTTAATGATTACGCCATTGTCGGGCCGGTAACAAACTATTCGGCAGGCGTTCAGCGCGTCACAATAGGGGTGTACGAGTGTAAGGACGAGCTGAATAAAGAGGCCGCAGCGTGGTCTGAAGACTTTGATGGTGAACTGGAAGAGGTAAATTTTGTTATCGGGTTTTGCATGGCGTTTAAAAAGGCACTGTTTGACGAAATTGGTGAATTTGATGAATCGCTATGGCCTTGTTCCGGCGAGGAAATTGATTTTTGTTTTCGCGCCCGTGAAGCAGGGCATGGCATAGGCGTTGTTCATGACTGCTACGTTCATCACGAGGGATCACAGACATTTGGCGACATGGAAAGTGCCGGGTTGGTAAAATATAAAGATATTTGCGACCGCAATGATGCCCATCTTGCGAAAAAATATGGGGCTGACTTCTGGATGCGGCAAGCGGTCGAACAAGAAAGGGGCGAATAAAAATGGGTAAGATGAAAA